GGTCGTACATGGTCGATTGTAAGATTGTGTAACTCATAAAATTCTCCGCAATAAACGCATTGACAATCGAAGTGCTCTTTGATAGCTCTTCTCCAGAGCCGTTTAGATTCTGAACTTGTCATGGTTATTAAATTGTGTAAATAGTAATCAGGGTTTGGTAGTAATGGGGTCATTAACGTCTTCTGTAAGCTCTTCTCATAATTCTTCTTCTCATAGGACGACGCCTACGCATCATTCTATTCTGTCTGTTAGAAGTGTTGCCACCGCCTCTTCTATAGAATCTGTTTCTAGGGGTAGGTGCTGTTTGTCTAGCCTTGCTACGCATACGTCTGCGAGCCCCTATTCTTCTTCTTCTTGCTTCTACAGCTCCACCTCTTGCACGGTTAGCTTTGCGATTTTCGGCAACTAGCCTGCCACCTTTATGTGACATATCGGTTTGTGGACCGGGCTTACGTCTACGACGTGCTCTTTGTAATTTAGCACGATACTCTCTTTTTTGTGGAGTATTATTAATGCGGGTGTTATCACGGATATGTTTTCTACGTGATCTTCTATTCCTACGGTAGAACCTTGCAGTTCTTCCGGGTCTAGGACTTAATCTTGGAGCCATAAAGTCTACTCTTTACTAAATTTGGATCTACTTTGGGTATAACGGAAGCTAACCTATCTAAAGGACTACCTTCAAGAGCAACACCTGTAATATCGTTGGTTTTGAGCCAATCACATGCTGCCTTCAAGTCTTGGGTAGTTGCTTCGCCACTTTTTATTCTACGTAAGAAATCTTCTGTAACAAGATAGTGCAACTCGTTAAATCTTTCTTCAGCAGCCTTTTTAGGTATTACTCTTGTATTTGTCATTCGATGTCTAATCCTTTTTTAACTATTTGTAATGCTCTGTCATCGAGCTCGTTATCTGTAGATTCAACTAGCTTTTCTAGCAAATCGACAACAAACTTCTTGAACTTGTCACTTTTTAGACTTGTTAGTACAAGTGGTTTAATTAGTGCTAACATTATTTAGTCTCCTTTTTAGATTTAGGTGCTTTCTTTTTAGCAGCTGCTACTTTAGCTTTAGCGTCAGCTTCTCTTGCTGCTATTTGTATTGATAGTGTACTCATTAGAATGATAAAAATTTCTTTTTTTCTGGTTTAGGTGGTAGCAATGATTGTATAGGTACGATGTCCTGACACAGGAAAGCTACCCGTGTATTTGGTCTTATAGTAAAACCTTGACGTTGTAACTCTGCACATTTTAATGCTCTTACAAGTTCGTAATCTAATTGCATCTTCTCCTCTTGACGCTTGGCAATACGTCTGCATTGCTCAAGACCACGCTTGTCTAGAGGAACCATAAAGTTAACTTGAAATCCCCAGTTTTCATTTAATGAATAACTAGAGGGATATAATTCTCTTGTATCTTCATCTGCTGTATAGGGATTAGTATGGTTGCCCATATAAAAAGGGCTAAATGTCATTGTAGATCCATTACATGATATGTTTGGACCATACGTTTGACGAGAAGCTGCACCATTATTTTGAAATTGTACAGCTTGATTTGTTACATTACCCGTAGCTGCTGCTACAGGATTTGATGTATTATTTACATCTCCTTCACTAGCTAAGATAGGACTTATTGTGAGAAGACTGATAAGGAAGTAGTAGTAGTATTTATAGTCCAATCTGTTGTTGCGTCTATTTGTTCTACTAACCCTGCTGCTCTTGATGTGACTTCGAGTGTCCAATCTGCTGCTGAATCTGTTACAGAAAAAGTTGTATCTGATGCTGCAATGTCTCCAGAAGGAGTGACATTTGAGCCTGACCAAGTTTTTATTTCTGATCCAAATACTTGTGTCTGTTTTACTTCCTGTACTGTTTGAGTTGTTGTTGTCGTTGAGTTCATCGACCCTGTAGTAAATTGTGGGGTCACTGTGTTTGCTCTTGCGATTGCGGGTGACAACAATGCTAAGAGAAGAATCCATTTCTTCATGTTTTTGGTTTGTTTTCTTTGTCTTTTTTACCATTACCAGTAGACAAGCCAAACGTGGCTAGTGCACCAGTAAAAATCGAAGCGACGAAAGTGATATCGCCTGCCGTAGCTGACTTCTTAATCATAGGCAGCTCAACATAACTTAGTGTAATAATAAACCCTGACCAGATTACAACACCTAGACGCACTGCTGCACCTAGTACTTGCATCTGTTCATCATGGTCATCTATGTTTTCTTTGAGCTTGGTAAAGAGTCCTTTTTTTTCTGGCGGTTTTGTTTCCATTTTGTTATTTTATCCTGTAAAAACTTCTGTATCTTTTTTCTAAGCTTTTCTATAATCGGTTGAGTTATAGTTGTAGCTGCAACAGCTGTTACGGCTGCTATAGCTGTAGGAACTAATACATCACCTGTAGGTAATTTATAAGGTGGAAAAGGAGGTGGTAATGTAGGTGCTGGAGGTTCAGCAGTTTTTACCGGCTTTGTACCTTCTGGTTCTCGTAAATCACTTGGAGGTACAACCAAAGGTACATAACTCGGTACATCAGCAGTAGGTAATGGTATAGATATTGTTTCTATATTTTCTACAGGTGGAATTACTATGCTGGGTATCTCCATTTATTAATAAAGCTTTTTACCGTCAACAATAGCTTTGTCGATAGCTGTAAAAGATTCTGTTGTCCAGATAGATGTTGTTTCGTCTAGCTTTTTGTAATCTTTAATTATTTCAAGATGCTCTACATTACGCTTGATTCTATCTTTAAATTCATCTGTAGTTTCATCTTCAGTTTTAGCGATACCGATTTCAGTAACGCTATCACCAGCAGCAGCAAAGATAGCTGCGATTTCATTAGTAGTTTTTTCTTCCATTGTTTTAAAAATAAATAATTGTTTAATGTACAGCTTCAAGTGCTGCAACTTTTGTTGATAGTTCCTGTACTGCTTTAACTAAAATCGGAATAAATCTTCCATAAGCAGCTTCCAGTTTATCTGGATTTTCTTTATATACTGCTTTGATATAATCATTTTTACTTCCTAATGCTGCATCTATTTCTTGAGCAATAAAACCAAGTTCTGTTTTTCCATCATTGTCACTAGCTTCACGCATTGACCATGTGAATTTTCTTGGCTTAAGTGCATTAATTACATCAAGTCCATCTTCTGAATCAACAATATCTGTTTTGTCTCTTTCATCAGATAAAGAACTAATTGTTTGAGTTTGACATCTTAGAGTCTGTATAGAGCTATTTCCTAATGTTATTTCGTTTGCAGCTGTTGCAGAAGAAGGCTCTGCCACATTACCAAGAACTATAGTATTACTTCCAGTTGTTGTGGTAGTATTTGCTTCTTTTCCAATAGCTGTATTATTGTTTCCTGTAGTTATAGCATTACCAGCTTGAGATCCTAAGGAAACATTATTTACACCAGTTGTGCATGAAACCAAAGCATTATATCCAATACCAGTATTATTAGCACCAGTTGTGTTTGAGTTTAAAGAATCTTTTCCAACTGATACGTTGTATGACGATGTTGTGCTTGCAACTAAAGCTCCTGTTCCTACTGCAACGTTATCTGCACCAGAGGTATTCGCTTCAAGTGATTTATAACCAACAGCAGTATTATTACCACCAGTGTTATTAGTTAATGCGTGATAACCTACAGCAGTAATGTTACTAGATGTCGTATTATCTTTAGCAGCAGCTTTACCTACAGCAGTGTTACGCACTCCAGTAGTGTTTTGGTGTAACGCTCCTTCTCCTACAGCAGTGTTATTATCTCCAGTAGTGTTATTTTCCATGCAAGAGCCACCAATCGCAGTATTACTACCAGCAGTTGTATTTGCATTTAAAGCAAAATATCCGATACCTACGTTGTTAGAGCCGGTTGTGTTTGCAAATAAAGCTCCTTGGCCTCCAGCAAAGTTGTTATTTCCTGTAGTGTTACTTCCTAATGTATCAATACCTATACCTGTATTTGCATTACCTGTAGTGTTAGCATCTAGAGCATTAGCACCGACAGCAGTGTTTCCAGTTCCAGTTGTGTTTACTTGTAAAGCATCTTTACCTACAGCTGTGTTATTATTTGCAGTTGTCGCATATGCAAGGGCTGAACCACCAAAAGCAGTATTATTATTTCCTGTAGTACAACGTTGCAATGCACCCCAACCTAACGCAGAGTTAACTTGACCTGTTGTATTATCTGTAAGTGAATTATATCCAACTGCTGTATTATATCCAGCCGTTGTATTAGCATCTAAAGCACTAGAACCTACAGCAGTGTTTTGAAATCCAGTTGTGTTTGCATCTAAAGCACTTTTACCTACACCAGTGTTTCCGTAACCTGATGTATTACTTTCTAAAGAGTAATGGCCTACTGCAACATTATCGTTGGCATTGTTATGGAATAAAGTCTGCATACCAAGAGCAACATTTTGAGTTCCTGTGGTATTAAGTGCCATAGAATTATGGCCCATAGCCGTGTTTGATGATCCTGTTGTGTTGCTAGTTAGTGAACCATAACCTACAGCGATGTTGTTTGAGGCTGTTGTGTTAGCATCTAAAGCTAAAGCACCAACAGCTACGTTTTGAGCTCCAGTTGTGTTAGAAGTTAAAGCAGCGTGACCAATTCCTGTATTGCTACTAGCCGTAGTATTTGCTAATAACGCACTATTTCCCATAGCAACGTTATTAGACCCTTCAGTATTGCCACCTAAAGAATTGATACCTACAGCAGTATTAGAGCTACCATTGGTGTTAGAGTCTAAACTATAAGCACCTACGGCTACAAGTGAAGTTCCAGTTGTGTTTGTTTTTAAGGCATCAGTACCCACTGCGGTGTTATTATTTGCTGTAGTATTTGCTTTTAAAGCATCTTTTCCTACAGCTGTGTTTGAAAGTCCAGTTGTAGCACTACTTAAAGCATCTTTACCTACTGCAGTATTTTGGTTTGCAGTTGTAGCACTACTTAAAGCATTAGAACCTACAGCTACATTTGACTGTCCAGTTGTACTTACCCTTAATGCTTGCCTTCCGATCGCTACATTATCATTAGCTGTGGTGTTAGCTCCTAGGGCTTCATCACCAATAGCTATATTGTTTGCACCAGTTGTATTGTTTTGTAATGCTAAGTATCCCATAGCATTATTTTCCGACCCAGTGGTGTTATATCGTAATGACTGAAATCCTACTGCATTATTTTGTGTACCAGTAGTATTTGTTGTGAGGGCATCTTTACCTATCGCAGTATTACCACTTGCTGTTGTGTTTGCATCTAAAGCTAAAGCACCTACAGCTGTGTTATTAGCTCCAGTTGTGTTTGATGCTAAAGAGTTATATCCAAGAGCAGTGTTATTATCAGCAGTTGTGTTTACTTGTAAAGCTAATCTTCCAACAGCTGTATTCTTATCTCCA